CTTATATCAAGCGGTACAGGCACACCAGAGGGATCAGTAACAGCATCGGTAGGTTCTATATTTTTAAGAACAGACGGTGGTTCAAACACAAGTTTTTACGTAAAAGAATCTGGATCAGGTAATACTGGTTGGGTTGCTAAATAACAAAGTAGGTTGATGCTATGACTATTAAACAAAATGGCGGTGTTTTTGGAAGAAATCCCACATTCAATGATGTAACGATTGAAGGTGATTTAATCTTAAATGGTGAGACATTTACAGGTTTAGACTTCAACGGTAGCTGGAACGCAAGTACAAACAGCCCAACATTATCATCTGGAACTGGTACGCAAGGCGAGTTTTATATTGTTAGCGTAGCAGGTACAACAGCTTTAGATGGTGTTACAAACTGGGGTGTAGGTGATTACTGTTTCTTTAATGGCACAGCATGGCAGAGAATAGAAGGTGGAGCAGACGGTAACTTTGTAAATGCAAGTGTTAGCGGTACTTTATCATCATCTAATCTTACAAACGCATCAGGAGATATTACGTTAGATTCATCAGGAGTTATAGCCTTAGATGCTGATAACGCAGGAGTTATACAGCTTAAAGATGGCGGCTCACATTTTGGTAGTTTTTTTGTTTCGTCAGATTCACTCAATATTCAATCTAATATTAGTAACGCAGACATAATATTTAAAGGCAGTGATGATGGAAGTTCTATCACAGCCCTTACTCTTGATATGTCAGAAGCAGGTAATGCCACATTTAATGGAAGTGTTACAGCAGACACAGGAGTAATTGTAGACCAATCAACTTTTGAAGGGAATAAAATTGCAACAAATCAAGCAAGCGGACATAACGGTGATTTTACTCTGGATATGGCAGGTGAGATTATTTTTGATACAAATGGAGCAGTCATTAGATTAAAAGATAATGGAACAGAATGGGGTAAAATTTCACAAAACTCTAATAATTTAAGAATTTTTAGCAGTATCTCAGATGCAGACATATTGCTTCAAGGTAATGATGGCGGCACAACTATTACAGCCCTCACCCTTGATATGTCAGAAGCAGGTGCGGCTTCGTTTAATTCAAATGTCGCCATTGGTTCAAGCACAGCCAATAATTTTTCAACAAGTGGGGTTAACACTGCTTTAGG